CGAAAGATACTCTCGTCTTAGCCCCCAACTGATTGTTAAGCTAATTCAGTCCTGCCATTTGGACCCCAAGCGCGCCATCGGATACTTAAATGTATCGATCAAGCAAGACCTCTGAGTGATCGGAGAGTTCGCAAATGGCTATGTGTAAAATATACACTGATTTGGGTAACCCTTTAATGACCTCACTGTCGCAGGTGTAGTACGCAAAATAGCCTAGCACGCTGTTTTAGTTAAGACATAAAAGCCCCAGATCATCTAACCACAATCAAAAAATTGCTACTATTTTTAATAATAACAAGTTTCTAACTGCGGCTAGTAAAGCAAGTTTTAAAGGTTTTGTAAGACTAACAGAGTGGGTAACCCTGCCTGAACTTTCAAAGCTTCTAAAATTTGCTATCTGGGCAACGAGTGAGAAAAGATTCCATCAAGATTATAAACTATTTATAAAGCGTGTAACCGGTTTGATAAAACAAAACGGTTTTAACTTTGCCTTTAAATACTTGAAAGAGTGTTTAAGACTAGTTACTTTATATTTAGCGGGTAATCCTCAGACCACTAAAGCCGTTAAGGCTATTGGTGTAAGAGTAAACCAGTATGGATTGCCTGTTATAATTCCTCCCTCAATTCGTAAAGAACTTTCGTTCAGTACTGTTGAGAGTAGAGTTACTACTAGATGTATCATAACACTTATCTCTATTTTTAGAGTCTTTCCTACTAAGGTGAAACCTGATCTTGGAACTATTACTAGTCCATTCACAGGAACCTTAAGAACGCTTGACGTAAGTCAGCTTTCCGGTATAGTAAAAGACTTTACTAAGGGATTTAAGTTAAAGTTTGGTCCTATCAAGGGCTTTATCTCTGAATCCGCGGGACCTATTGCCAAAAAAGCTACCTGGGGTGCAGGAATAGACGCATTAGCGCTATTAATGTACCCTAAACAGGCTTTTTGTGTTTTACGTATTTTAGCCACTCAAAAGAATGGTCTAATATATGCAATTTCACTGTTGCTAATTTGGTTATTAATTGGCCCTCTCTACATTGTTTTATGCAGATGTGGAATTAAAGATGTGCTACCTATTGGACGTCTTTCAGTCGTATATGATCAGGCCGGTAAGGCCCGTATTGTAGCTATGGCAAATTGGTGGGTTCAATTAGTTCTTCTTCCGCTTCATAAAAGCATCTTTGATGTTTTAGAAGTGAAAGAAACTGATGGAACCTTTGACCAAGATGCACCTCTTAGTAGACTAATGAAAGCCCCTTTAGAGAACCACAAGTTTTCATGTTTCGACTTAAGTGCCGCAACAGATAGACTACCGGTTGACTTGCAAGTACAAATTCTAAATCTTTTAGGTTTAGATGGTAATGCATGGCAGACCTTATTTGACTATCCCTGGTATTATAAAAATGAAGGTGTAAAATACGAAGTAGGGCAACCTATGGGAGCTTACTCCTCGTGGGCGATGTTAGCTTTAACTCATCACATTGTGGTGCTTTTAGCTGCAAAACTTGCAGGTGTTAAGAATTTTACTTCCTACGCATTGCTTGGTGATGACATCGTGATTAATCATGATGAAGTTGCTGAAAGATATGTACATTTAATGAGTACCCTGGGCGTTAGCATTAACATGTCAAAATCAGTTGTTTCTAATGTTTTGTGTGAATTCGCAAAACGGTTAGTTACGCCTGAATTTGAAGTTTCTCCGATTGGTGCTGGTAATTTATTACTAGTGTCACGGAAAACAAGCATGATAGGGGCTTTGCTAGCAGAGCTGTATAACAAATCAATCATAGTTGATACTAAGACGGTTATAGAATTATTAAATTCTTTTCCGCGTAAAGCAGAATTGAATTTTATAATTTTATGGACTTATTTTGGATCATGTAGACACCTTTATTCCGCGCGCCTTACATCCACTTTCATGGATATATGGAACACTCACGGAGGTAGTCAACTGATCATGTTTAGTTACGGCTATCATCTATTCAGTGGTATAAGAACCACCTTATATGATGAAGTTGTATACGATGCACCCAAGAAAGCTTCAGATGAAGAATATAACTTTTGGTTAAAATTCTACAAAATTTCGGCCGTTAAAGGGTGGTCCAATAGACTTCTAGAAAGTCTGACCATCGTATTTTCACCGTGTTTGTATTTGTATGGCATTGGACTTCTTAGAGCTACTGAAGACGCAAAACGCAAATCTTTAGAGTTCGAAGATGGGAGATTTAGACCTGATAAACCAGAGGTTTTACTGGGTTATTCAGAATTTAATACTCTTAGTGTTAAATGGTCGAAGAAAACAGCGAAACGATACGGACAGTTTGTGACTAAACTACACAACAATATTAATGAATTATCTCGCAACGAAAGTTACGATTAATCTTAATGTTGTAGGAGGGTAGAAACAGAATATCTGTAATCTCGAGTCTTTTCAATCGCATTTTGGGCACATTGTTGAGTTTACTGAAATAATGTAAAACGATGATGTTTATAAGCCGAAAGCTTAACCAAATGAAGTTGTCTAGAGAAACATGTAAACATGTACGTTTGCTTAAACAGCTTCTTTGAAGTTGGGGTGCAATACGTGTTAACACATTAACA